TTACGTAAGACAAGAAGCAGCTAATATTGTTAATAACGAGGTAGCTGATGCTTCTCAGATTAATAATGAATATAATGCTATAGTACAAGCATTTGCAACATCTACAGGGCATAAACACGATGGAACTGCTGCTGAAGGTACATATATTCCTATTATATCAGATGTAGATAAGCACAATTATATCACAGTTAATGGTGATACTATTGAGTTTTGGATTGATTCAACAGGTAGCGGTGCTCCTGTGCTGCAGTTTAGCCTCTCTCATGGTGTACTTACCCCTGCCACTGATAGTGCTGCAGATATGGGTACTACACTTAAACGGTTTAAAGACTTTTATGTAGATAATATTACTACAGGTACAGCTACCATATCTGAAGGTACTATTGCTGGTGCCACTCTTGTTGTAGCTGATAACACTGTAACCACTGCTGCTTCTGGTAACCTAACGGCTACAGAACTTAATGCTGCCCTTGCTGAACTACAGGCTGATGTAGACACGCGAGCTCTAGATGCTGACCTTACTACCCATGAGAATGATACGACTGCTCACGGGGCAACTGGGGCCGTTGTAGGTACTACTAATACACAGACTCTTGAGAATAAGACTCTAACCACTCCAATCCTCTCTGGTAATACTACCACTGATGGTTTGATTGATGGTCGAGATGTAGCAACTGATGGTACTAAGCTAGATACTATTGATACTAATGCTAATGACTACACTCACCCTGCTCATTCTGGAGATGTAGTCTCTGTAGCAGATGGTGCAACTACTATTCAAGCTGGTGTAGTTGAAGAAGCTATGCTCTCTGCTTCTGTAATCACTAAGCTGAACAATACTGCTGAGAGCAAGTTCGATGCTACTTCAGCTCCTGATGCTGACGACGATAGTGCAGGAACAGGTGCAAATGGTACATTCCATGAAGGCTCTGTGTGGGTAGATGTAACTAATGATGAAGCTTATCGTTGCGTCGATGACTCTGTAGGCGCTGCTGTCTGGATTAATACAACATTAACAAGTTCTGAGCTCGGTACTATGGCTGTGCAGAATGCTAACGCTGTAGCAATCACTGGAGGTACTGCTGTACTTACTGGTGGAACTATTACAGGTATTACAGACCTAGCTGTTGCCGATGGTGGTACAGGTGCGTCTGATGCTTCTACAGCTCGTACAAACCTTGGTGTTATCTCAGCTACAGATTCAGCAGAGGGTTTAGTAGAACTAGCCACAGATGCAGAAGCTGTTGCTGGTGTAGATACAACTCGTGCTATTACACCTGCTGCATTACAAGCTGCTCTGGATGGAAGTCCTATTGCTGGTAATATATTCGTAGAGAACTTCGCAGATGGCGTAGACTTTACTACAGGTGTAACCACTCAATTAACTCTAACCAATGACCCAGGAAGTGAGAACTATCTAGAAGCATATTTTGATGGTGTAACTCAGCATCACGATACATTCACTGAAGCTGCTGGTGTTATTACTTTCGATTCAGCTATTGTAGCTACAGATGTTGAAGTGCGAATCGGTGTAGCCCTATCTATTGGTACTCCATCTGACAGCACTGTAACTGATGCTAAGATTGATAGCACTGGTGGAGCTATAGGAGAGACACTCGTTTCTGATGGAGCTGGAAATGCTTCTTGGGAAAATACTGTCTCTAACAAACCATCTCGTAACTGTGCCATTAATCAAGAAGCCGTCACTCAAGGTGAGTCTACTGAATCAGGCATGTCTGCCACTATCTATACAGGTAATGGTACAAGCCAGAGTATTGATAATGGCCTTGACATGTCTACTGGTGATTTTGGTGGACTGGTTATCCTAAAGTCTCGTGATGATATTCGTAGACACATGTGGGAAGACACAGTTCGCGGAGCAACAAAATATATATCTTCTAACCTAACAAACGCAGAGGCAACTGGCGCACAGACAGTAACCAGCTTTGATACTACAGGTGTAACTGTGGGTACTGATGGTGATTGTAATAATAATGCAGAAGACTATGTAGCATGGAGCTTCCAAACCAACAAGAAAGTCACAGGTACTACCAACCGTAACAAAGCCTACACATCTCACTACAACGCTGACAGTGGTTTCTCTATTGTCGGGTATGAAGGTGATGGTGTTGTTGGGCATGAGATTCCGCACCATCTTGGTGTAGTTCCTGAGCTGAGTATATGGAAAAATAGAGACCAGACTGATGCGTGGCATACCCAAGGTAAGTACATCGGGGATGCGTCTAACGGAGATTATCTGAACTTAGACACAACTAGCGCTATAACTAATAGTGCATCAATCCACACTATCTTTGGTGTAGATACTATTAGATTGAACACAGCCGCTGGTCAAAATGCAATTGCGGAGAATATCATCTCTTACCACTTCGCCTCAGTAGAAGGTGTATCAAAAGTAGGTAAGTATATTGGAACTGGCGCAGCCGGAAACTATGTTGATTGTGGATTTAAGCCAGCGTTTGTGATGTATAAACGAATCTCTGATACCGGGTCATGGGTGGTATTCGATGCGATGCGTGGGGCTGGTTATTTACTACCGGATTTATCAAACGCCGAAGGTTCATCTGCTATTCTTGAGTTTGTCGATGATGGGTTTGTTATTACTGGTGTATCAGATACCGTAAATGGACTTAATGATGAATTCCTTTTCCTAGCCTTCGCTGAGACTAACATCGACGCAACTAAAGCATGGACTGACTTCACCTACCCAACTACTGCTGACACCCTCTCTATTGAGAACAACACTGTTGTATCAGTAGCCAATGGCTTCAATGCTTCTGGTCAGGTAGATACTCAGTATCAATTTACTGGTGGCGTGACTCACGCTCTTGGTGCAGGCTATGAGAGCCTGAACTTGTTTGTCTACACCGATAAGCTGGGCAACATCGGTACAACTGAGCACCGTCCTCTCATTGGATGGGGTAGCCGTGATGATGCTGATAAGTGGGGCGTTGAATCACCATTAGATAAGAGTCTAAGAACGAATGCACGACACTTTGATTATGAGAGTGAGACAGGTGTTGTATTGGCTAGTGCCGAAGAGATACCTGCATGGTCAGCTTTTGACCACACAGATTCTACTTGGAGGGTGGATACCACAGGGGCATCATGGGTACAATATAAACAAACTGAAGCTCGTATCCTTAAATCATGGAGAATGCGTAGTGGCTCTGATGTTACTGAGTCACCTAGACAATTCACTATTGAGGGGTCTGATGATGGGTATACATGGACAGCTATTGATTCTACCTATACCTCTTCTGACTACACTGATATAGGTAGTAATCTGTGGGGTGCCTTACAAGATACCTCTGCTAATACTACTGCTTACTTGTACCATAGAATCAATATCACCGTTAATAATGGTGATGCAGGTCGTACAAGAATTGCTGAGTTGGAGTTCAACACCATCCTCCCTGCTGACTACTACCTTGTAGAAGATGGGAAGATGTACGAGTATCTTGGTGATACTATAGTTACTAATGGCACGTTTGATAGTGATACGAGTGGGTGGGATGCTGCGGATTCAACCTTAGCAGTAGTTAGTAATACTTTAGAGGTGACAGAGACAGGGGGGGTTAATTATGGTGGAGCAACCCAATCATTCGCCACAGTTATTGGCAAGCATTATACTATCGCTGTTGATTTAAAGAAAGGTACTCACAATGCCGATTTTGTTATAGGGACTTCGTTAGGAGCCTCAGATATATATAACCATCCGGACGAGTCTAGCACATCCTTTGTTACAGCAGCCACAACATTTATAGCAGAAGGAGCTACCACCTATTTATCTTTAAGAGTGAATAGTACAGCAGCAGCATCTACAGCTTACTTCGACAACATCACCTGCAAACAAATCGCCCCCGCTATAGAACGTACCTACCTAGCCAAAGTAATCACTAACTCTGATGGTGAAGTGATTAGCATTGACAACTTCCCTGTAGCCAAGCAAGACTTCGGTGATGTTGAAGTGCAGAATGATTTGGTGGTACATGGTGATATTGAGAATCTAGGTGTTTGTACTGCATGGGTAATCTTTGATGCAACTGTGAACCCACTACTTATTCTTGACTCTTATAATGTAAAGGATGCTATAGACCTTGCAGTTGGTAAGTACCGCATTGTTTTTGAAGAGAGTATGGATACACCAAGATTTTCTATGACAGGAGGTGCGGGTATAAGCGAAGGAGCAGGTACAGACTTTTCAATAGGTTCGCCAACAGTTAATGGTTGTAGTATGCGAGCTACTAATTCAGCTAATACGCTTACAGATTATGCATATACCTGTGTGACTATATTTGGTGGTAAGGAGATTAAATAATGATTGTATATCAACAAGAAGATGGTTCAGTAGCAACTTGCTCTTTAGTTTCTAGTGTTCCTACTGGTGCTCAGTATATTGAGACTACCAATGTACCAGAGGATAAATTATTACGAAGTGCTTGGGAGTTAGGTGTTGATAGTATCACTACCAATCTAACAAAGGCTAAAGAGATTGTTCACGGTAGGCGTAGAGCTAAACGCATGGAAGAGTTTGCGCCTCACGATGACATCATCAAGCTGCAAGTGCCGGGGCAGGATATGGCTAAAGCTGAAGCTGCAAGAGCTACTATTCGTAATGCTGATAATACTAGGCAGGCATCTATTGATGCATGTACTAATGAAGCTGAGCTACGTGTAGTGCTGAGTGAACTATGATTGAATACGCTTTATACGCTCTAGGAGGCTCTCTAGGAGCCTTTCTCTTCATTGCCTATACTTGGGTATTCTATTTAGCTGTAATGAACCTGAAGCGCAATAAGGAGCATCTAACGCCTATTGCTAAACTGTTTGCCTACCCCATGCTTTCTGTGGGGCTAGTGGCAGATGTACTATTTAATTTTATCTTTGGAACAATCCTGTTCCTAGAACCACCGAAAGAACTATTGATGACGACACGCTTGAAGCGACACCTAAAAGACCATAAGAAAGATTGGAGGGATAGGAATGCTAATTGGTTTTGTAATAACTTCCTAAACCCATTTGACCCTAGCGGCAACCATTGTTAATAGCAATAATAAGAGGAGATGGCAATGCCAGAAAACGAACGGATAAATAGAATGGAATCAAAGTTAGATAAACTAATTGATGCTGTTACAGTATTGGCGGAGGTCCAATCAGACATCAAGAATATGAACTTACGTATGAATTCTCATGCTGAGTCTATTAAAGATAATGATAGACGGCAAGATGAAGTTGAAAAGAAGATTCCTCTCTACGATGATAGACTGAAGAAAGGTGATTGGATTTGGCGTATAGTGGTGGGTGTTCTTGTAACTAGTGTATTAGGGCTAGTTTTAGCACAGAATATAACATAATGGGTGACTTAAGTACACATTTTAATAGGAAAGAATTTGAATGTAAATGTGGCTGTGGACAAGACACTGTTGACTACGAATTAATTAAGGTGTTAGAAGATGCTAGGAAATATTTTAATCGGCCTATTAGTATTAATAGCGCTAACCGCTGTGAAGTTCATAATCGCAATGTAGGTGGTAGTCCTACGAGTCAGCATTTAATTAGTAAAGCTGCTGATATTGTAGTTAAGGATACACCTCCAGATGTGGTATTTGAATATTTTTCTAATAAATACCTTGACAAATATGGGATAGGATGCTATACTATCTTTTCTCATATAGACGTTAGAAGTGGAGATGGTAAAAGATGGGATGGATAAGTAATATATTCTCTAGTAATACTAGTGGTATTGTTGGTTCAATAGGTAAAGCTATTGATGATAATGTAACAAGCGATGAAGAACGCTTAACCCTTAAGAACGAACTGGCTAAAATCAATACAGAAGCACAAGGTAAAGCTGATGAGATTGAAGTGACCCTAGAAGGGGAACTAACCAAACGCCACCAGATAGATATGCAGAGCGATAATAAGCTTTCTAAGAACATTCGTCCTCTGTCTCTAATCTATCTCCTCTTTATTGTAACTGTCCTAGCTATTGTTGATAGCGCACTTACATCATTCACTGTCGATAAACAATACATACAACTCTTTCAAGCATTGCTAACAGTAGCCTTTGGCTTTTATTTTGGTAGTCGAGGAATAGAGAAAGTAATTAAGATTTGGAAGGGAACTAAATGAAGGCATTTGAAACTATTGCAGCAGGTAGGTTAGGAGAGACAGAAGCTCTCTATCCTTCTGATACTATTTATAGCGGTCAGTTAGCTGCTGGGGTAGAGCAAACTGTAACGGTCCCTGCTAATGCAGCCTTCTGTATCTTCGCTGCCACTGGTGATGTATACGTAAACTATGACACTACAGCCGCTGTACCTACTAGCACGATAAGCGAAGCTGGTGGTGAACTCAACCCTCTAATTAGATATGTAGGAGAGACAACAATCATTCATATTATCTCTAACGGTGGCGTATTAATCACCCTTCAATTCTATTCTAAGTCTGATGTATAACCGTAGATTTAATCAAGAGTCTGCCCCTCAAGAGATAGACTATAAAACTCAAGTATCTAGGAATAAAATTCCTGGAGCACATGTCTTTTCTGGTTATGGTGAAAGAGATATTGCATCAGCAGCTAAAGAAGATATATGGCCTGGACCATCAGCACAGCAACCTATCCCTCCAGCTACAGGCATCCAGATGGAGATAGTATCTAGTTCTGCTGCTGATAGTTATGCATTAGGAACTGGTACTGAAGAACTGGAAATACACTATCTAGATGCTAATGGAGTCCAAAAGTCAGAACGCATAGAGATGGATGGAACTAATCCTGTCAATACTATAGCAACTGACATTATGTTTGTAGAGTGTACCCATGTGTGGAGTGGTTTAGAGTGTGTAGGTAATATAAGTGTTCTGGATACTACTGGAACAACTACATACGCCTACTTACCTGCGACTAGTAGTAGGTGTGCAAGCTCCTTACGCATGGTTCCGGCTGGTAAGACCTTATATATTACAGCAGCGGTTGGTGGTTCAGCGTCTGGAGCAAGTAAGAGAGCTATTATCCGTATAGAAACTAACTCTATAATGGGTGAGATTGTATCTGGAGGTATTGTACATTTTCCTCAAGGAACTATAGTTACACAAGACAACTCTGTATATGGAACATTCGACCCTCCTCTTCCAGTACCTGAATTCTCAATAGTGAAAGGAGAGGCAGAAACTACTGGTGCTAGTTTTGTTTCCTTTTCCTTTTTCGGTTGGATTGAAGATAACTAATGAATGAAGAATGGGTTAAAGATTATTTAGCTAGGTCAGGTGATGATGAAATCGCTACGGACTGTAACCTAGTTGAGAATGAGAATGGATTCATTGTTTGGAACAGATATAAAGACCAGTTTGTTATTATTAACTGTTATGGTAATGGTAGATACTGGGATGAATGGTCTAATAATAAGGCTAAAGAAATAGGTTGTACTACAGTGTTTGCTAGTACAAAGAGAAATCCAGCACCGTACCTAAGAAAGTATGGTGGTAAATTGGTGGGATATTTAATGGAACGTGAGGTAATATAATGGGTGGTGGTTCAAAGACAGTTTATCAGGATAGGTGGTTACCTACGCCTGAATCAGAAGATGCAAAGGCAACTAGGTTAGCTACAGATGCTACTGCTCTCTCAGACGCACAGACAGCAGAATCACTTGCAGCTCAAACGGCTGCAGAGGGGCTTACAGCACAACAAGCTGCAGAAGCACAACAGGCTTTAGAAGCTGAACAACAAGCTGCTGCTGCTAGTGCTCAGACATTTGATATTGGTATTGAAAAAGCTGGTACAGGTGAGCTTGGTACAGAAGCATTCGTAGAGAGTCAGGCATATCGCCCTGAGCTACGTGAAGGTACAGAACAAGAGTACACCACTATGGGTGAAGCTATCTCTCCTGAAGACCAAGCTGCTGCTCAGTTAGCTGAAGGTACAGGTCAGATGGAAGCCCCTGTAGGTGTAGAACAAGTTGCTCCTACAGCCACCACTGCTGCTCAAGGGCCAGAAGTAACCGCTGCTCCTACGTATGACCCACTGACAGTCTACAATCAAGTAGAAGAGATGGTGGGAGCTACAGGTAACTTATCTCAACAGGCTCAAGTAATAGCTGCTCAAGGTGTATCCACTGATGCTGTAGCTATAGAACGAGAACTTACAGCTAAAGCCACTGTACGTGGACAGCTTGATATTCTATTTGCTGATAGCCCTAATGGTGAGACACCTCGATGGGCACAGCCTGCTGTATCACAAGCAGAGAACCTGCTAGCTCAACGTGGCTTTAGTAATAGTACAGTGGCTCGTGACAGCCTCTACAATGCTATTATCTCTAGTGCTATGCCCATTGCTAGTCAAGATGCTGCTGCTGAGAAAGATACCTTCCTTACAAATCTTAGCAATAAGAATAAGGAAGTGATGTTCAATGCTTCTACTAAAGCTAATATGGACATGGCTAATCTGAATAACAGACAGCAAGCTCAGGTTATTAATGCAAAGTCTTTCTTAGAGATGGACTTAGTTAATCTAAGCAATGAGCAGAGTGCTTCTATTATCTCTTACCAATCTAAGCAACAGGCTCTCTTGTCAGACCAGAGTGCTGATAATGCTTCTAGACAGTTTAATGCCACTAGTGAGAGTCAGACTAATCAATTCTTTTCTAGTATGGCTGCTGACATTGAACTTAATAATGCAGCACGTTCAGATGCAATGGCTCAGTTTAACACTAACAATGTACTAGAGATTGACAAGTATAATGCTGGACTAGAGTTTAGTCGTCAGCAGTTCAACTCTAATCAAGAGATGGTTGTTTCACAGAGTAATGTTAACTGGCGTAGACAGATGAATACTGCAGATACTGCTGGTGTTAATGCTGCTAACCAACAGAATGTACAGAACGCATTCAACCTCTCTAATCAGTCTATAGCGATGCTTTGGCAAGAAGTGAGGGATGAGGCTGCATGGGCTCACGAATCAGGTGAGAACGCCTTAGAGAGAGCTCTAGAGATTGATTTAGAGAAGATGAAGGCTGATGCCGTAGTTAATGCTGCCCTAGCAAGAGCTGGTGGTGAAATAACTAATAAGATTGTTACAGGCACAGATTGGGAGAAGTATGCTGGTGAGGCATGGGATTGGTTAACATCAGAAGATGAAACAGATGCTGTTGACGATGCTATGGCAGAAGATTGGGATGATTGGGAGTGGTAATGAATACACAAAATAAGAACACTACACTGAAAGGTGTAGAAGATGATATGCAACGTAGACTACATGAAATGCAAAAGAGCTTCCCTGACGTTAAGACAGAACTTAGCGTAGGCAAGGCTGTTGCTGCTCAACTAGGTGGTGACGCAGCTCGTAGATTCCTATACGGTAAATAAATATGTCTGATGATAGCGGTGACGACTCAGGTGGCTTCGGCGGAGACGATGGCGATAGTGGCTGGGGTGATGATTCCTTTGGCAGTGAGTCATGGGGTGAGCAAGATGAAGGCGGTGGCTTTGGTGGTGATTGGGGCTCTAGCGATAGCTGGGACCCGTACTCAGGAACAGAGTTTGACGTAGCATGGAGTGATGTAGACGAAGGCTATGATGAAGGCTTTTGGGGAGATGTAGGTGGTGATGATTTCGCTAGTGATTATTTCTCTCAACAGATGAATGGCTATGACCCTGCAACTGGTCACGCTAGTAACTTCATTACAGATGCTCTAGTAGCTGTTGCAGAATTTGCTGTAATGCCTGCAGTTGCTGCTGCTCTTGGTCCACTTAGTATGATGGCTCCTTCTTTAGTCTCTAAAGTTAGTGATATGATGCAGAATATAGGAAAGACAGATGATGAAGTAGCTGCTGAACTAGCAGCAGATGAAACTGCTCCAAAGTCTTTCATTGATAGTGCTCGTGATGTAGCTCAGTTTGCTAGAGACCCAGCTAGCTTCGCTGCTAGTCACTTAGACAGGCTAGGTGCTCCTACTACAGTGGCTAGAGCAGGTAAAGTTGCTGCAGGGTTAACAGGCTCAAATCCAGTTGGTTTCGCTGCTAATAATGCTGAAGCATTTGGCTTTGATGAGAAAACAGCGGACCAAATAGCAATGGGATACAATGTAACTAACATGGTAGACCAAAGCCCTGAGCGTATGGTTAGCACTGCATATAGTATGATGAAGGACACAGAAGCAACACCTTCTCTTGGCTTTCAAGAATCAGCAGCACCATATGGAGGCGGAGCTATTGACAATGAAGTGATGCCTACACAATCTATAGCACAGAATCAAGTTAGAGATAGTGGTGTTACACTAGGCCAACAGAGACAGCGTAAAGCATCTAAACGTACACAGATTACAGGGGCCGGACAAGGCTTCCTACAACCAATAACCTCAGTATAAGAGAACTAATATGCCAAGTATGAACCCAAATGAGAAAGTAGCAAACGCTCTGGATGCACCAATTCCAGGTCAAAGCTTGACACAAGACCCAAGCACTCCTATGTCTTGGGAGACACCTCCACAGATTACAGACCTTAAAGAAGCAAGGGAATATTTGTTTGAACAAATGACCCATCCTGATAAGATTGGTAACATCTTATTCATGCTTAATGAAGATATTCCTGTATCTAAGGTTGCAATGATGCTAGTTAAACAAGGCTTCCGTGATGGTATGTGGACTCCTGACCTTCTCCTTTCCTTGATTGAACCTACAGCTCTAATGCTTATTGCTGTGGCTAAAGAGGTGGGAGTTGACCCAGTGATTATTGACCCTAAGCTACTAAAGACAGCTCAGAATGATATGGCTATTGAGAAAGCAATTGGTAAGAAGAAGATTCCCAAAGCTGTGAAGTTAGAAGCTGAAGGACTAATGACCCCAGTGGAGGGAATGGATAATGAATAATGTTGGAAAGAGTTTCCTTACAGGGTTCTTAGAGAGCTCCTCTAAAGAACTAAAGGTAGCAGAAGAACGTGAATATGAACAGCTCTCTGCTGCCCGTACTCGTCGTGAGGCTGCTCATGCTGCTACATATAAGATGAATAAAGCTAACGCTGCAAGACAGGCTGAGTTCTTTGCTTATGCTAAAGAGGGTGGTGTTGTTAATCAACGTAAACTAGCCTCTGCTCTTATGCCTAAAGACATGCCTAAAGACCAGCAAGAAGCTTTCATGCAAGACCAATATGAGAAGTGGGAGAGTGACCCTCAAGCTCTTATTCGTTCTGTTAGGTCTAAGTATCCTATTGACCCCACTGCTGATGATTATGATTCATCTCAGTCTGTAGATAGCGACCACTTTGAAGCTAAGCGTAAAGCATTTGATGGCTGGGGTTTGGCTAATGTACTTGGACTTAAGCCGTCTACATCTCGTCTAAGCCAAGCCGTTAAGACAGCTAAGCAGGCAGACAAAGAAGCACCAGAGATGCCTGTAGGCGTGTTTGGAAAGATTCCTTTGACAGACCGTGGTAAGATTAATAACATCACCAATAAGAGTGACCACTACATTATGACTGAAGGACCTCTTAAAGACCAACGCATTGAGATTGGTTCTATTGGTAAAACTAACTATGCTCGTGTAGGTGGTAGTTGGGTAGATGTAGATAAGATGGGCTATACATATCGTGCTGCTACAAAAGAAGAACTTGAGGCTGGTAGAGCAGGCGCTGGTGGTGTAATTCCTGGAGCTAGTAAGCGTCAAGAAGAACTTGTTCTTTCTAAGATTAAGGAAGACGATGAGTATAGTCAATCTGACTTTGAATCTGGACACCTAGAGCAGTTCACCTACTCTGTTGGTTCTATTGCTAATAAGCTACAGAAGCAAGACAAGAGCTTGGATGATGCAACAGCTATGGAGCGAGCTTACCAAATGGCTAAGCCAGCACTTAAAGATACAAGCTGGAGAATCCCGCTTATTGGATGGTCTATCAACGATAGAGTTGCCTTCACTGAAGCTGATGTAGCTGTTAGCTCTGGTGCTGGAGGCCCAGCTATAGGTACACAGAAGGGCGGTTATGAATTTACAGGTGGCGACCCCTACGATGAAAATAACTGGAAGAAGCTTTAAGATATGAATCCTTGGGAAGAATATGCTGAAGAGGGGGCAATAGTAGCTGTAGAAGAACCTATGGCTGCCCAACCTTGGGAAGAAGACTGGTCTGAGGCTGCAGCTCCTGTTGAGGCAGCTATGCCTTGGGAAGAGCCTTGGGAAACTGATGTACCTGAAGCACCTGCAGCTCCTTCATTTGAGAGTCAAGAAGTAAGAGCACCTCATGGCTTTTGGGAAACTATTAGAGACCCAATGACCAACATCAAAGAGGATTCTATTGCTGCTAACATGATTCAATACTTCACTACTCCTGATGAAGAGTTTGATGCTAGGAATAAGCAAGAGCGTGGTGATGCTATTAGTGCCACTCCTGCTCTATCTTCTCTTAATCGTCAGCTTGATAAATATGAGATGATGATTAACGATGGCACTGCTACAGAGGCTCAGATTGATGAGTTTGAAATACTGCAGGATGCCTATGGTGATATGTACCAGAAGCTAGACTCTGAGTTTGAAACTAACACAGGAAGTGCTGGAGATATTGTAGATGGTTTGATTGAATCATTTAGCAACGACCCAGGTGGTATGACTGCTGAGCTAATGAATTCTATGATGGCATCTCCTGAACTAATGCTGACACCTGTAGGATGGGAGAAGGCTGCCGCTTCTGTAGCTCTTAAGGGAGCCTCTAAGCCCGTACAAGCGTTAGCTGGTGCTGGCGGGGCTGCTAGTGTGTCTGGCGGTATATCAGCCGCTGAGAGCACATCTAGGGGGCTTAAAGAGACTGGTGAGGTGGATGCCTCTGCTGTAGGTGTAGACACAGCCATAGGCGCTGTACTAGGCCCACTAACTATAGGTACTGTTAAGGGTGTTGGTAAGTTAAATCAAGTACGTGCAGAGAAAGCATTTAATAAGAACGTAATTAAAGCAGAGACTAAGGTGAGGGAAAGAGCTATTGAGCTTATTGAAGACTCTCACCTACGCCAGATGCCTACAGAACAAGCTGTTCGTAGAGCTATGGTAGAGACTAAGATGTCTAGTGATGTACGTGCTAAGCTAGCAGAAACAGACCCTGCAATGAGTGAGAAGTATTTCATCTCTGATGAGGAAGTGTTGGCTAAAGGTGGTCAGCTTGCGGATGAGATGATGACACTTAAAGGAAGGGCTAAGAAAGGTCTTAAGACTGTTGGTACTGTTATTGATGATACCATTGGTGCTGTAACCACTCGTCTATCCGTTATTCATCCACAACTAGGTCATGCCCTTAAGCGCCATGATATGCAACAGGCAGCTCGTATTAAGAGTTGGCTTGATATTAAAGATGAATATAAGTCTGTTATGGAGTCTCTCCCTAATAAGGTGGCTGCTAAAGGTGGACTCACTATTAGGACTAAAGCAGAACAGTTAATTAACAACTCTGAGCCAGCTAAGGTTAGAGATTGGTTGGTTGATAATAAGATACCTGACGTAGATTCTAAGATGGCTGTTATACAGAAAGTGTATGATAAGCTTGATAGAGACTTCGTTGATGCTCAACAAGCTGGTATTCAGTTATCTGGCGATGTTGGTCAGAAGTATTTCCCTAGAACTATTAAGAACTATGAAGCATTAATGCAACGTAGGGGCTATGATAACCTAGAGGTGCATAAGGCTTTGGCTAAGTACATCAATAGAAAGTATAAAGCTCTTGATAAGAAGTGGAGTCCAGTGTCTGCTACAGTGCTAGATAGGAAGGCTGTTAAGAAGTATCTCAGTGACAAAGAAGTTACTAAAGCTCTTAATGACTACTATGGTACTTCTGCATATAAGAAGACTGCCACATCCACTACCCATACAGCTAAGCGTGTATTTGATAGGGTGGCCTCTAATGAGATGGTTGACTATGCTGATACAGTTGAAGCTCTAAATGAATACATTATCAATATGTCTGGAAAGATTCAGGTTGGTAAGTTCTTTGGAGGTAAGGCTGTAGGACAAGGTGATGAAGGGGTTAAAGAATCCATTGGTCGCTATGCAGCAGATATGTACACCAAAGGTAAGATTGCTGATGCTGACCAAGATATAATCAAGAAGCTACTCTATGCTCGTTTCGTAGAGAGTGCTCAACAAACTAGTCCAGCAATTGCTATGCTTAAAGATGTTCAATACATGGCTACTCTTGCTAATCCATTCTCTGCTGCTACACAGCTTGGTGACTTAGGAAGTGCTATCTATCTGACTAGTGCTGCTGACTCCCTAGTGGCTGTCAATAAGGTGCTAAGTGGTAAGGCTGAGATTGATATGAAAGAGTTAGGTTTAGATAACATCGTACAGGAATTTGAACATCTGAGGTCTACAGCTAAGATACTTAAAGGTAGTTTAATGGCATCAGGCTTTGCTGCTGTTGATAAGCTAGGCAAGAACACTATTCTAAATGCAAGCCTTCGCCAATACAGACGTATGGCTAAGTCTGGTAAGGGGCGTACAGACATTCGTGATAAGTATCGTGATGCCTTTACTCCTGACCAAATGAATAAGGTGCTGGATGATTTAGAGAAGGGTAATGTTATTACAGATGATATTAAATATCTGGCATGGCATGAACTCTCTAGAGCGCAGCCAATCTCTATGTCTGAGATGCCTCTACATTACTTGAAGCATCCTAACGGACGTATGTTCTATGCTCTTAAGACATTCACAATTAAGCAGATTGATGCTGTACGAAGAGATGCGTGGATGGAGATGCGTGCAGGAAAGCCAGGAAAAGCTACTAAGAACCTATTGACACATGCTGGTATACTTGGCGTATCTAACGCAGGGGTTGAAGAACTTAAGGCTTGGATGGAAGGTAAAGAGACAGCAGAGTTCGATGATGTAGTGATTACTACAATGATGCGTAACTATGGTGCTTCTTCATATCTATTAACTAGAGAGAAGCCTTCTGAAGCATTCTTATCTCTTATGCTCCCACCAATCTTAGGTGTGGCTGATGATTTCCTTGGATTCCTTATGGGTAGTGATACTCCAATGCAGAGTTTCTCTGGAATTAGAAAGACTGCTAAGATTGCAGGAATGACTGATGAGTAAGGTACTACTGGTAGGAAATGGTAGTGGTGTTGCAGACTTCAAAGAAGAAGACTATGACACCATTGTTAGGTTCAATTGGGGAGTGAAGGATAAGGGCCGTACAGATGTATGGGTAGATGCTCTCCTACACCACGAGAAGAAGATAAGACACCATTATATGAAAGCAGGTCACCCTGAGATATGGAGATTGAATGGGGAGAGTAGAGCTAGGATGAGTCATATGCCTAGTGAATGGTATCCTAAGACAACATTTATTGACGTGAAAGACTACAAGAAGATGTGGTCTGAATTCAATAGTCAGTGGAAGCCTTCTATTGGGTATGTTACTATTTGGTGGTTACTCAATGTTCAGAACGAACGAGATATTAGTATTACGGGGTTTGATAGTGGCGTTACCAAGAATAGGTACACCAGCGAGATGCCTTATACATCGCATGATTGGAAGAAAGAACGCCTCTTCCTTGAGGCGCTAATTTCAGATGGTAGTTTAAAACGTCTTTAAGAATAAGATTCCATTACGTTTATGCTTCATTTGTTGTGTCTTTCCAAACACCTTACCAATGCGCTCAGTCCACCATGCTTTACTCCGCACTGTGGTATGGGCGTTTTCTCCGTTAGGTAGCCTTGCTGCTGCTTCAACTAAACTAATAACAAAGACAGCCTTATCACTTAGACGATAAATGTCTTTCAACACCTCATCTACGGCCTCTTCTGGTACGTGCTCCATAACATCATTACAAGTAACAACATCAACATCGCTAGGGTCTGGTTGCTCCTGATATTTAGGAATAGCTGGGTCGTAGCGATGTTTTACTTTGTTGGGCATACCATCAATAAACTCACTCTGACCACAGCCATAGTCTAGGATGCTATCAAACTCACGTACAAGAGGAGCGATAGCACCAACCAAATGCTTAGAGCTAACGCCATAGACTTTACTAGAGTGAATCTGTTTGTATTGGTCAATGTAATACTCCTTGATGTTCTCTTCTTTACTTATCATTAATTGTCACCTTCTTAGGTCGTCCCACTTTACTCTTAGGTTGTTCATATTTTAGAACAAAGGATTGAAAGTATTCAACTCTATTACCCTCTCCCTTCACCACCATACCACCAACAGGTTCGTAGCCATTGTCCATCTCATTGTTACAACGCTCTCTGAATCTGTTAAGGTCTACTTCTGCTACTACTATATATTTACTCGCCATGCCTTACTCCGCTTACGCCCTATCTCAGACGCTTTAAATAGTTCATCCCACTCTTCATATAGGTTACAGTCGATATGAGTGTAGCCGAGCTCCTGTGCAGCCCTAAGCCTATTACAGCCCTTGTCTACACGTAGCCACTCTTCTTTGTTGCAACCCATGATTAGAACAGAGAGAGGTTCTAACAACCCCTCGCTCTCCATACTGGTGAGAACATCTCTGTACACTTCCCAGTTTTCTACTTCACTGACTAGAGGTGTTAAGCTCTTAACGGGTATACTCTGAGACAGGGTTAACCGATGTTTCGCTCGAATAGACTTCTCCAACCTTTTCTCCTAGTTTAGCTACAAAGTCAGCATAAAATACTTCTGCTTCTGATGCGTTACTTAGTGGTAGTTTCACACTCACTTGTTGACTGCTACCAACAGTACAAATAATATCTAGATGAGTGGTTTGTGCTTCTGCTTCTGCCATTTGTTTTGTTCCTTACATTTTTCACTGGATAATCCCTCATCAATATAGATGAGAGCTCTTACTGTCGTCTTTCCTTGTCTCTTTAACCATTCCACTCGATTGTGTCCGCATCGAATCTGCATGATTACACCCTCAATTTCTGGAGGGTCAAAGATAAAAGGAACCTTCTTCTTCTGTTCTGCCCAAATATTCTTATCAACTAGTAGTACAACTATGGGGTGGACGATTTCCTCGTTCTCCAGTATAGCTGCTAGTTCATTGATAGCTTTAGGCTCTGTCATAGGATGGAGGTCTGATATGTTTAGCTCTACTTCTTCCATCGTTCTGTCGTCTCCTGCCATTCCTTCATCTCCTTCTGCTGTGCCCTACATATCTTACTGCCTTCTAGTAGTGTGTCTACCTGAGTGACAGTGATAAGCTTATACTCAAGTTCTTTAGCAGCCCAGTAGCGATTATTGCCACACCTAACTTGAAGGATAGTATCATCCTCTGCAAAGTTTGGGGGTGGAGGAAGCATCTCGGAGTTATCCTCCATCAGCAACAACCAATCCCGCACCTTTATAGGCAGGACGACGAGAGGCCGAAGTAGCCCCTCCTCTTCCAGACTTGCCTTGACCTTCTCGTAGAATGCATCTTCATACACATCCATAGAAGGAAAGATTTGGTCTAAGTAAAGCACCTGTTCAATACAGGTTGTTTCTTTGGTGAGCAGCATCTTAATCTTCTTGCTCATGCCCAATCCCCTGTATCTGGCCTATGCTTATTGTAAACACCAACACCTGTGCAGCGTGCTAACCCCTGCTTAGTGATGGTCTTCTTAGTAGGAGCTTCACACTTCTCACACTTAGGAGGGTCTTCACTCATCTTTTGGATGCGCTCAAACTCATGCTTACACTCTGTACATTCCCAATTATATACAGGCATTATAGTATCTCACATGCTCCACTAGAACAAGCATATTCTTTCATACCTGTAGTAGTGTCTTCAAGTTCAAACTCACCAAGTAGAGACCAATCAGCGGCTGGCATAGATGCTACCCACTCATTATACCCTTCTTCTGTTAGCTCTTGATAAGGAGCTTGCTTATAGCTATGGTCAGAATGAGGGAGGAATGAAATACCTGATACAATATCAAAGTTATCATACACCCAACTACCTACCTGTAACCACTCATCCTCTTTAACAAAGACAGTGATGGAAGGCTTATGCTCACACCAGCTTAGTTGGTATGTCTTCCACATCTCACATTGCTCAAGAGCTGTCATATCATCACGCATTACAGAGCTTTCAGGAGACTTAATAGGGAATGAGAATACATAGCCATTATCAGGCTTCATAAAGTCGTCCTCTACAGGGAATCCCTGAGCCACCATCATCTGTGCTAGTGGGTCTTTCTTGTCGGCCCTAACAGTACGTACATAATAAGGGCTATAACGAGTATGGATTCCACTGGAAGAGTCAACCAGTTGCGATACAGTGCCACTAGGCTTAACGGCAGTAATAGCAGTAGCAGGGTTAATACCCAGCTTCTTAGCCCACTCTTTATTAGTTTCAATTGCAACCTCCTTTAGTTCTTGTAGCCAACCATCTAAGCCTGTCTTCATGGAGGAGGTATCTGTACGTCCAGACATCATAGGGTGGTCCATAATACCTGTAAGACTAACACCAAGCAAAGCCTCCTCCTCTGTGTTCTTCTTCCATGCACTAGAAAGATAACGGAAGTTAGTGAGGGTAGCTTGGAACGTACCAATAATAGCAGCTTGTCTAACCTTACGCTTGAGGTCTTCAAGAGTATCAGTGGCTTTAATAACTACTTCTGAGAGGTTACAGAATTGCTTACTTCTAAGTACGATTTCACTGCATGGATTACATCCCCATTCAGTGTATCCAAGTTCTGCTCGTCGTACTGGTAGTAGTTTATTGGCTGCATCTCTGTTAAAGATTCCCCGTTCGCCAGATTTGCTGTCATATAGAGCTTTCCATTCTTCCATGAAAATTCCAATATCAGGCTTTTCAGTATAGCAGACTGAATTGTTTGCGAGAGCTCGTTGTCCGTTGTCATGGAACCATTCTCCTGATTTAGCTGTCCTCATTCGAGGGTCACTTAGATTAGATAGAGAGATAAGAGCTGAGCGTCTAACACCACCCACCACTACAATATCAGCTATCTTACACATAAGGTCATGCACTTCGATGCTTTGAAGCTTACGACCCTTAGCTTTCTTGAATAACTCTACCGAGAACTGAAACAAATCGACCAATGGTTGTGGCCCACTAGCACGACCCCCAAAGGTTTTGAGCTTTTCCCCAGCACCACGTACTTTACTGACATCCCACTTAGGGACTTGTCCGTTGAATAGAAGAGAGACGAGCTCTCGGAAAGCCTTAGACCATCCAATCTTAGAGTCTCTAACAACGATGGTGGTATCTGTGTCATAGAATTCCTCCGCAATAGTTGGTAGCTTATTTACATATTGACGTTCAACACTAAACCCTAGCCCTGTACCACACATGAGAACATACATTGTCTCATCAAAGACTCTGATGTTATCCACTGCTACGTAGCTACAGTTAAATCCAGCAACCTCATCCCTGTCAAGGGCTTTACCTGCTGTCATTAGGCTACGCATAGAAGGCATCACTTCTGTATCATATACAGCAGCTTGTAGTTCTTTAATTACCTTCTTATGCTTTGGGAAACGTCCTTCCCAGAAGTCAGCCCAACGCTGCCCTGTCTCTTCCCATGTCTCCCTACGATTGTCCTCTGGTCGCCAACGTGCATAGCGACTAAGGGCAATGTATTCCTCATAGCTTGATTTTAATCCTGCCATTGTGTATCCTTCCTTACTGTGTGTAGTCTGCCGCAATCAGGGCAGTACGCTTTCTTAACTACTTTCAGCAATAGAAACTCTGTCCAACAATTAGGGCAGATGTATTCATATTGCTTAATCTCTTCACATACAATTACAGTCATTATTGATTCTCCTTATTAGCTTCAAACAGCCAATTAGCATATACATCTGACTTAGCAATCTCTTGCTCAAGGTTGTCCTTCTTACCAGCTCTAAGCCGATACTTAAGGAAGTTACCTTTACAATATCCTGCAAATTCCTCTGGTGTAAGAGTCAATCGAATAATATCAATAGCCTCCATATCAGGGAAAGTCATATAATGATTTGGTTTATTTACTACGTCGCTCATGCTTGACCTCAAAATGTTCCTTAATGACAATGACTGCATCTTTCCAATCTCCTACAGTTCCGTATGTATCATGTAAATAAGTACCTATCGCCCTCCACAGACGATAGAGTTCTGGTTCTGTTATCTCAGGTTTAGACATACTCCACCTCAATTCCACAAGACTTAGCAAATTCAATCTCTGCTGTTACGCCTTTACTTTCTTCCCAACCATCTAGCATCAGTACAACAAGTAGAGATGCCTTTGAAAGCATAGCTTGATTGTAGTTCTTCCAGAAGTTAAAGTCAAGGGGTAATTCATATTTATCTGCAATAGAGTGGCAATGAACAATAGGAGAGTATAGATACTGTTCCTCTTTAAGCATGGCTGCTGTGTACTTCTCAACTGCTAAGAATCTCTCCTCTACTACGTCTGCATCTTTATCTGAATAAGGACTAGCTACGTAGATGAAGCTCATAGCCACTCCTTCATTAGATACGCTAAAGATAGTTCCATCAGACAGAAGTTACCATCTTCCACTTCATGCAACATCAAACAGCCTTGCCAATGGTCATTAGCTTGTGGCCCTTTGTAGTCTTCAAAGTGTTGGTAGAAGCTACCTGCTACAATCCCTCGAATAGTCTTACCATTAGCTAGAGACTTAATAGCCATATCCAAACCTTGTTGGTGTCCCATAACAAATGAGAATCCTACATTGTTAAGCTTGGTATGTGCCTTGCCACCATAAGGATGACCAGACATAGGGTTATAAAAGTAATGAGCGAACGTGACACCATTAATCTCCAGTGGGTCTAGGAAGTCATTGACATTCCAGCCATAAGCTTCAAGTCCTAGTGTATCAAAGCCAAGCACACCGTCTAGTACAGGGTAGGCATTGATGTGTCGAGCAATACGATTCTCATGGTTACCTAGCAGGTATTCCATTCGAGGTTTGTATTGTTTCTTCTTATTAGACTTACGCTTCCTGTTGTATGCATTGATAGGCTCTAGGAGCGCATCCATTGCTGCCTGACCGGACTTAATGTCTTCTAGGTAGTTTGCCCCCTCTGCCTTCTTTGTGCCTCTGTCATAGGAGCTAAGAGAGTGCATGTCCCAATGGTCACCTAGATGGACAATCACATCAGGCTTATGCTTAACGATGTAATTCCCTGCCGCTGTAAGGTGGTCAATAGGAACTCCAGGTCTAACTTGTGTATCTGGTACAATAAATATCTTCATTAATCCTCCCACTCATCAAAATCATCAATGAGCATATCTTCAGCTTCACCTTCTAGAGTTTCCATGATGTGCAATGCATCATACAGCAAACCATAGGCATCTGAGCTTGTGTTGTCTGTAAGTGCTACTTGACATGCCTCTAAGGTGTCCTTAATATGCTGCACTTCTTGTGCAGAGATAAGAATCATTGAGTGTTCTCTTCGTCTAATGCATCAAGTTCATCCCACACAGAGCTACCATACTCAAGAAGGTTCTCAATACGCCATAGGCTACCCATAATAAAGAGACCAAAAGACTCCATAGTGTGCCCATTCCACATAGCATAAGCACCGCCAATCATCAATAGGAATGGTGCTGCCTTATCTAAGTTAATCATTAAATTCATTTATTTCTTTCCTCGTTTGTTTTTATCTGATGGCAAGGCTTACATAGCACTTGGAATCCATCTTCGGGTGTTAGCCTTTCAAGGAAGAGTTTCAAATCATCACCACACTTCAGCGTCCCCACTGGTGTTATATGGTCAATCTGTACTTCTTTGTCAGGGAACCATTCCTTACAGTGGTTACATTGAAACTCCCATTTCAATCTAGCATTACTGCTTTGGCTTGGTCTACGTGCCTCTATCTTGGCTTGCGTAGCTGGCTTCCAATAACGGAAGTGTCTACGTAATGCAGAACGAACAGAACCCCAATAACCGGCCTCTGTAAGTGTTGCATTGTTTCTCGTCTTCTTAACTCTCTTCGCCATTTATCATCCTGTATAAATCAAAGTGGTCACCTTCCTTACGCATCATCCAGAGAAGACTTCCATCTTCCTGCATACGAGCTTCAGGGTCGTCTGTATGAATAGCATAGTGCAAACCTACAGCACACCATTGGTCGTCTAATGATAAGCCCTCTAGGATAGCATCAGCTTCCTTTGGCCCAACTCCTACACGCTGCTTATATGGAAGTCCTATCTTAGCCCCTGACTTGTACTTCCTAGTGATTCTCTTAGCACAACCTAAGATATGGTCTGTATCATCACCAGTAAGCATTTGTTTAAAGAACCAATTAAGGCCATCATTATTATCTATAAACACCTTCTTGTCTTTGTTCCAGTTGTAATGAAATCCAGGAACCATTAGTAGGTCTTTATCAATAGAGCAGATGATAGAGTTATAATTAGGCTCAGCATCAGCTCCCTCAAGTCTCATTTGAATAGCAGCTCTTTCAGCAGAATCATTATAAATGCATTGCTCCATAGCCATAGCATCATCAGCTTCGATGCCCTTAACTACCTCAGCTTTCCACACATCAATAAGGTATTCTTTAATAGCCTCGAAGTGAATAGGTCTAACGAAGTCGTCTCGGTTCCCCTTGTACTTCTGCGTCACTGCCACCTTCTCTCTAAAGTTACCCTTCCCTGTCAAGTAGCCTTTGTACGTCTCTGCGCCAACAGACTCCAAGATAGAGTTGAGCATCACCTTCACTGAGTGTAGTGCATTAGCAACAGGGTCAGGAATGATGAT